GCCAACATAACTCTGGGAGACATTCTACCATCAAATGATTTATAATCGCCTGCGACGGTTCTATGTTTCCCAAATTTATAAACATGTTTCATCATAGTTGTCCATTCGGGTGATTCAACATTTAATCCAACAGCGCACTCAAAAATTTGTTTGTTTTCCTGCATTAATGCAGAGATTGTCAAAAAATATTTCCTCACTAACATGATGAAATAAATATTACAACCTGCAAAAACTCTAACTTTTTTCTTGCCAATTTTTGTTGGCTCATCCTTAAGTGATGCTTTAAATACTGCGTTGATTCTGTCTCCATTTAATAATACTTTTTCCAATCGTGCTATTTCCACTAGCACTTTGGAATCGACATCAAGAGGACGTGTGATACCTTTCACTTTCCTCTCTGAAACTTTAATCAACTTAGTCTTTGGTCCAACCATGGGAAATCCACATGCAGTCTTTAAATTCATAGCATTTATACCGACTACACCGTCCAACCCAGCTAATACTACATCATTACTTAGTTTACCTAAGCGATGTAATTTACCTTTAAGACTAGTTTTCAATGTCATATCGAAATCAACAACTGCCTTATCCAATAATCGCGAATCGAATTTATAAGCAGTATGAGATTTATTCTCAATATCTACTAATTTATGTTCTTGCGATTGCATTGCATAAGGTTTACCATGCTTTCTCTCCAAACCTAAAATTTCAGTTACCTTCTCTGATATAGAAGAAACTACAACTTCAGAACTTGGTGTAGAAGCGGGTTTATTATGGGCACCATACACGAGACAACGTGCATCCCCATCTAATTTACGTGTTACACACAAACTATGTGGTTCTTTCAATGGTCCAACATTAATATCTCCCATTTGAGTATTAAATGCTTGACCAGCATGCGAAGGTAATACAGATGGTTTCTTGGCTATTTGATCAATAGCTTCCAAAACTTGCTCCTTAGTAATAAAACCAGCGGTTGCTGAACACTTCTTTCCACCTAAATGGAATCCTCCAATAAAAGGCATATCACGATTATCCTTAGCAACAAAAGTTGCCATACACAATCCTTGAAATGTCTCATCTGGAAAATAATAATTAATCGATTCAAATTTACCACCTAAAGTGGTCTTACTTGTTCCGCGTGTTCCTAAAATATTCGAAAATACTTTGGGTTTGCCATGATCGTTATAAACTACGTGCCCAACATATTGTTTCTTATGTGAAATAGTTCCTGGAAAATAAGCTGTCAGATCTCTCTGATCACCTAATTCCGGAACATACCACACACAGACATCTGTATTAGGTATTCTATAACAAGAATCACGAGAAATTACTATTCTCTTAGGATTTGCTCCTACCTTAGTTACTATAGCCTTAGCAGTAAAATCAGGTACTATATGAGCCGGAATTAATGCCATATTTCCGCGAATAGGTAAACAATTGCAAAATTGCATGTTTCCCTTTTTCGTTTCAATATGAATCATTAAAATTCTCCTGCTAATAATATTAACCAACTGTTGTTGCGTCGTCGTTCTGGCATTGCCTTGCATCTTAGGATTAAACAAAAAACGTTTATAACGTTGATGTTCATCCCAAAATTCATTGCCTTTACTTGCATCCTTTACAATCTCATTCGGTTCTAAATGAATACAATCTGCTGACTCTGACGGTAACTTAGCTGTGGATAATTTTTCAGACATAAACGTAACTAAAGTTCCAAAGAATGATAAAGTAGCAACACCTCCAATACAGGAAAGAATTCC